GCAGCGTCTGCTTCTGCTTCATTGCGTAAAGCACGCATTGCCTGAGCTGCCCACTGGCGAACCCATTCCTGATAGTTTCCACCGTTTTCAAGTGAACGGATTTGTTCACCGGTTAAAACCATTGAGTTTTTCTGGCTCTTTGTGATTGTAACGCCTACAGAAGAAGCGGTTACGCTTGTTCCTTCTGGGAGTACATTTGACGCTGTGAAAGCGCTGTTTGACTGTACCGGTGCAACTGGTACTGTTACGGTGTCGCCACGAGCAACGCCTTTATTGTCAAAGTTCACGTTAATTGCACTAACAACGCCGAAAGGCTCGGCAGATACCTGCTGTGCCGCGCTGAATAGTGTAGGTGCTAATGCGGTTAATACGCTTGCCATATTCTATCCTTAATCTGTTAAACTTCCGCCCTTAGCGTAGAACTGTGCCTGCTCTATGGCTGAAAGTTTGTTCAATTCCGCCCTACTAATAACATTAGCTCCTGCCTTTCCGGCGGGTGGCGGATTAGTTCCATATTTGATCTTTTTCTCAAGTTCTTCTATCTTAGCTTTGTAGGCCTTGACCTCTTCAGCTTGTTCAGCAATAAAAGCCTCTGCATCGGGAATAGCATAGAAACGCTCTGCCTTTAATGGATCGTAGCCAAGCTCTGAAGCCTTTTTTCTTAGCGCTTCCTTCTTTGCTATTGTCTCTTTTTCAGCAATTACGCTTTTCTTCCATTCTCGCATTTCGCGCAGTTCTTTTTGTTCTGGCGTCTCGTCTTTTGGTAAGTACTCTTTGCGGATCTTGTCTTCATGCTCTTTAAGCACTTCAGCAAGTTTTGTCGTTTCAAAGTTCTTAAACCTAGCGTCCACAATGGGCGTTGCAATTTTGTCTGTTAGGCTCTGGGACTTTTTAACGCGCTCGTAGGCCACATCGTCAGTCAAAACATCATAAAGCGCGGTCTTTTCTGCAAACTCCACGCGCTTATCTTCTGGAACATACGCTAATAGCTCTTCTTTTAATGCCATAAAATCCTACCTTGTAACCCTGCAATTTTCACTGCCTGATTGATTTGTATACAATATAATACACTGTATACTTTAATATACACTATACACGTTTTAAGTATTATGTCAAGTGTGTGGGTAAATAAAAAAGCGCACCCCATTGACAATGGAATGCGCTAAAAAAGGAGTGAAAGATGAACGTAGTTACTATAGGCTTATTTTGTGTAGCGTGTCAAGCACATTTACTTCCTAGCCTTCTTTACCGCTGATACTGGTACACTGCCACCACGTGCAAGGCGCTCTTTGAATGTCTCGAACGGTACAATGCCTTCACCGCGTATCCGTCGCTCGCTTGGCTTTACACCGTCAATAATTGTAACAGCGCGACATCTACAATTTATGTCATGCGAGCCTACACCTGTCATGCGTGGTGCAGCTCCTGTAGCCTGTGGATCGGATAAGTGGAATACGCCATCTTTGTCAGCTTCCTCACCGTCCATTGCAATGTGAGAAGGCCTTGTTTTACTGTCTACCGTGGAAAGCCACATCTTGCCGTACTTCACGCCTAAATCGTCTAACAATAAAAGGCTGTCAACATAGGCTTGCGATTGTATGCGCCCTGCTTCAGTACGTGCAACCGTTAGCGCTTTGTTAAACGCTTTATCGGTTACTCCTGTTAGCTTCTCTGCGATCTTTGCATAAGATGAGCCTTGATTCAGCTCGCGAGTTACGGTTGATAATACATTGTCTGCATAAGAACCCAGATTATCGCGTACCGTCTGATCAAACGCTTTGCCGTAAAAATCATCATAGAGCGCCTCACTTACTAACGGTATTTTCACGCCACCGGTTAAGGGTAAGCCATAGCCTTCCTTGTATGCCCATGCGTATCCGTCGTACTGGGTTGCGTATATCTTGACGCCACCGACTTCTAGGTTAGAAATATCTACCATTGCGCCTAGTCTAGCTTGCTCTGTTATCAGGTCATTCAGCTTATCCATTCGACCATACTTAAACGCTTCAGCCTTTGAAACGTACGTAACGTTACCTATGGTTGCATCTTTCTTTGCAGGTATAGCAGCTAAATCCCAAAGATCACGCGTACCTGCAAGGATAGCCTTGCGTCTTGCTAGGTAGTTAGCCTTAGTAAGCGCGTCAAGAGAGTCTAGCTCTTTTTCGATGAGCGCTTCTATCTCGTCAAGTAGACTTTGAACGGTCATTTACGCCTTGCACCCTTCACGATTATCCATGCAAAGCCTAAGCGTTGTAAAAACGGCATTGCCATTAGCTCACGCACGCCCTGCTTAAAAATCTCATTCGTTGTCTGCCGTGTCTTCCTGCGAATCATCTTGGCTGTTCTGTTGTTCATCTTGTACTCCTGTGTTTGTTTTTTTTGAGGTATTTTCGTCTAAACTTCTTACGCTTGCCATTTCGTCTACCTCTTTTTGTGCGTCTGGCACAATATCGGCAGGGAAAAGGTTTACGATTGTTTTGGGTGTTAAAATGCCTTGTAAGTTACCGGCTGTTATTGCAAGCGTTTCAAGGTCTGAAGGAATGTTTCGCTTAAACATTATCGTTACTTGCTCAGGCTCGGCTTTGTGGATTTCCTTAGCGTTACCGATAAGCTCGATGCGCCTTTGCAGACCCTTTGAAAAATATGATTCTATGTTAGCCGCTGAAAATTCCATCGGAAGCATCTTGAGCTTTAAGGCAATACCTGAAGAAACACCTAAGCTGTCATCATTCGGATTTACCACCATTGCAAGATCGTAGATTAAGCGCTCGAACCGATCTGCACTTTCAGAAACATCATTACCACGGCTTGGCTTAGTTAAAAATCCTACAGCATTGTTGACGTTGTTTATATCACCGTCACTGAATAGATTGTCAAACATTCGAAGCTCGGCAATCATCTCACCGTCGGTTTTCCCGTTAGCATTTCTTATAGTGTTATTTACTTTTTTACCTAAAAGCATATAGGCATTAGCAAAGCGTTCATTCTCGTTCGCGTAGTTTGAACTGATAATCTTGTCATGCTCGTCGATCTGTGGTATTACCTTCTTAAATATCGGCGTTACCTCGACGGCTACGTGATACTCAATAGCAGGGACATCTTTAAAAGGGTGAGATTTTCTTTCGGTTTCTGTCCATGATCCGATTTCTTTAGATTCATACCTGACAAAAGAGTCTTTATAGTAAACGGTCATTACATAGTTTCTAGTGATCTCGGTTGTATCTGATTCAAGCGCAACGATATGCACAAACGCTATCATCTTTTTATCTAGCGTATTGTCGTAAATAGCTATACCGTTTTCAGGCTCAATACGGTACTGCTTTATCTGCTTTGCTTCCTCGTCTACTGTTAAAAGCTCATAGCCTAGACCATAGGTTAAGCCATCGCCTAAAAGTTCCGCGGTTTTAAGCTCTTCATCGTTTTTATCAAATATCTCTTTGAGTGTCTCAATGTACTTGCCTTCGGTTTTGTAACTAATATAACCAGGCTTGGCCATGTAGCCTTTCAAGGTGTCTACAATCTTGCCCGCAAAAGCGCAAGGTACTCTGTTGTCGGGATCTTTCTTCTTAGCAGCGTCAATCAGCGTAGGATTATCTGCCTCATAGTAGCGCTTATACTCACGATAGGTAAGCGAATTAATGCTGATTTTATTTTCAATAAGTAGTATCTGTTGGGCTGTTAGTTCCCCGTTAGTCAGTGTCATAAGTACCTCGGTAAAGCATACTATACACGTTTTAAGTAGTTTGTCAAGGCATAAAAAAGGCGCTACCCGTTGACAACGAATAGCGCGCTCATTGGGTTTGCCTATCCTTGCACAAGCTAGAACGGCGCACCGGCATGTAATACTATATCTATCATCTTAGTCTTGTTTTACCTCGCTGTCAAGGTACTTAACAAGATATTCGCCTGTCTTGTGTCCACGGCTTAGCGCACTAAAAACTGTCGCGGGTATCTTACCTAAGAATGTAGCGCAGTCACCGATTGAATCAAACTCTTGATAAAATCCAGCCTTGCTTAGTGCTACCCTGCGCCGATTAGTTGGCTTGCGTTTAGGCTTGGCGCGCGTTCGGAGCTCACGCTCTGGCTCTCCATCTTTACCGATGTAGCACATCGAATATCCGTGACAATTTTGACCCAATCTACAGGCTACGCTTATAGAACCTGAATGACAGTTTAGAAAATTAGAAGCTGCAGTCACTGAATCGAATGTATGCTCTTCACCGGTCTTATTGTTTATCATGCGAACAATTCTAGTCTGATAGTTTACATTAAGGCTAGACCGTTTAACAGGCGCTTTATAAATCACGCGAGGGAAATCTGTATAATAGACTTCCCAGTCTAGATACGGCTTACCCTTTAGAATAAAGTGAGCTAGTGTTGATGGGTACATATTAAAATGTTCTGCCATCTCTGTTTGTGTAGGTGTCTCAATTGTTTCACCTGTTTTCATGTTATGAGCCGTAACTCGCTTACCCTTTGAGCGCTCGATACCTTTTGTACAAAGTGCAATCGCTTCTCGTTTTGAATTGAGCGCCATGTATTCCCATGTTCCTGACCTTACCCAGTAAAACCCGCCTGATATGAAACCACCTCCGAGACTGCGATTTGCAATGCGCGCAATGTCTTCAGCCGGTAACTGTTTTGTGTAGTTTATAACCTCAACTGTTTCGGCTGTCTTAACGTCTACCTTGATAATCGGCGTTTTAAGTGGTATCGAATAGCTTGACCGTTCGCGCTCTTTATAGCTAGATTCATGGCTAACAAACTGGATCGGGTCCGGTGTGCATTCGTTTGCAATGCGCCTTTCAGCGCTTATGATGTGCATGAATGATGGTGTGTAGCTCATTTACTCATACCTTCCTCAATATAATAATCTGCTATTGCTATATCTAAACCGGTAGACTGTTTTACAAAATCACCGTTTACAATTATCTGGACCATTATATTACCTATGCACTTAGCTTGTATAAAAGCAAAGTTTTTTTGAAAATCATCATACGAATATGAGCATGGAAGGCTTACATTCTCATACTTTACTGTTAATCCATCTTTATTACTAAGTGTAATATCAGCGTTTGAGTTTCCGGTAATACGATATTCTACTCTTTTAAAAACAGGTGGTATTCTCATTATCAAACTGTTGGTACATGACATCATGCTTAAAAAAATTACAAGTAATATAGCTTTTTTCATGCTTAATTCCTTTTAGCCTGTTATGCGGTCAGGCTCCGCTTAATGTTTATAAACGGTAACCGTTTCCGAAAGCTGAATTGTTTGTTACAAAGAAAGCATCGGTGAATATATGCTCGTCTTGCACAAACTGCGCAAATTCCGCTTCAAAGGCTGTATCGCCTGTAATTTCTGCCCATGCAAACGCATCATCTTTTCTTACGTCTCTCGTATTATGCTTGTCTATCAAAAACCATCGCTTTTCAATGTCTAAGTAGTAACCAATATCGACACCCTTATCTGTTTTACTTTTGTAAAATACTAAAACTAGTCTGTAATTGCTTGGTACATCGTCGCTTGCTCTTGTGATTTTTAGTGTTTCGTTCATGTTTCGTATCTCCCTTGATTAGAAGTGTAGCATAGCTACTAAGGTTGTACAAGTGGGTAAGTGTACGATTTTTTACGATTTATTCTTTTTAGTACTTAACACTTGTGTAGTGTTAGAAACCGAGTGATTCAGCTCCGATTGTTGGGATGCTTAAACTGTTATCGCCTTTTGCAAAAGACTTCTCGATTATACCGCTTAGCATATCGAACGCATCATCATGAACCCACTTCCCCTGCCTACCTGCGCGTGTTACATCGCGGTAAAACACAGGGTATAGAGTAGCCCATTCTTCAGGGAATAAAAGTGTGTTGCATACACTCGTTGCATTGGTTAAAATGCGCGATTCTTTGTTCACCGTTTGAGAGAAGTCACGAATAATACAGTTATGATTGCCACGCTCGCGTAAAAGCTTAGACACGTTACGCGCAAAGCCTATACCACCGTTATTGCTTTCAATGTATGCCGTATCAGTGTTAGTATCGTCTAACATTTTAGCCGTCATTGGTTCTGTCTTTTCCATTGGCTCTTGTGTGTATAGAATATCCAGAATATAGCCCATACCCTTATACACGCCATACACACCACCAGCTAGGTAATCAGCGCCCTTATCGGCTGTGTCAATATAGGCTTCTATACGCTCAAATCTTGACGGCATGGAACTTTGCGAGTAAGTCTTGATATTCGGGTACAGCCTGTCAATAGAATCGAATGGTGCTTGTTGGTAGTTACCTTGGAATATGACAGGATCGGTTGTACGTTCACGGTCTTTATACTCTGCATAGCTAAGAATATCAGGCGCAAGCATCTTACCCTGTGCATCGTCTAGGTAGGCGGGAAGGATTATCTGATGCCACTTTTCGCTCTCGGTTTGCAAAAGTTTCCCTGTCAGATCGTTAGTAGCCCATCGTGTCATGATCACTAGGCGCTTACATCCAGTTTCGATACGTGAACGGGCTGTATCGTTATAAAAGCTAAAATGCTCTTCCAGGATTCGCTCATTAAAGGCTTCGTACGCGTTTTTTACTAGATCGTCTATAATGAACAAGCCGGTTGCGCCCGCGCCTGTCAGTGTACCTGTTGGACTTGTTGACAAGTAGCTAAAGTGTGAGCCTTCTAGCGCCCATACATCTTGCGCACCGTCTCCATCTTTTATCCTAGTATTCGGGAAAACGTCAGAATAAACTAAGCGCCCTCCTTGCACCTTGCGCTCTTGGATCGCGTTTCTTACTTCTTTACCGGCTCGAATTGAAAGGCTTTGATTGTATGATACCGTTATAATCGACTTATCAGGTTTTTTACCTAGCAGCCATTTAGACAGGTTTTGTATCGTATAAGACTTACCATGTCTAGGGGGCAATGATAGAAGCAAGTTTTCAACCGGCTTCCCGTGCTTATCTAGCAGCTTGTTTTCAACGAGCGCTTGCAGGGTATCACATAATAGTTTTAGATGGTGGCGCTCTTTAGTATAGAATCGCGGGTATAGCAGCCTACAAAACGCGTAAAAGTTACGCTCGCAAAGCGCTTTCTGTACTTCCTCTACGGATTCGTAGGAAAGCCCGCTTTGCGCTTCTAGATCACTAGCCTTATCTTTCTTCACTTTCTTCTGTAGAATCGCTTTGCGGTACTTCCACGACGCTTGCAACGGCTTCTAGTAGTACATCAAGCTGATCGTCTTGCATGTTAGACAGGTCTACGCGTTTTGTGTTGACGCTTGCATCTAAGTTTATAGATTGAGGAGCTGCGCCATACCCACGGTTATAGATATTTTCACCGGCTTTGATTCTATCGGCTGCGCGGTTACGCTTATCTTTCATGATTTCATACCATACATCGACTACCTCATCGCAAAGCTCTTTGCATCTTGCTGTGAGTGTCTTATCTTGTTTAGGCCTTCCCGTAGGATTGCCAGATTTTCCTTTTTCAAACATTGTTTCACCTTGTTCCAAATTTGTTAGCAAAGGCTAACATTTAGTCTTTTATAAGCAACCGCAACTGGTGCTACCAATTGCGCAAGCCTTACGGCTTTAAGCGTTCGCGGTATTTCAGGTTTAATACTAGCACCGATTCGCAGAGTTTGTCAAGTGTAGGGTGTTTTTAGCGGTGTTGAAGTGTATGATTTTTCATACAGTTTGGTGTTTTATAGCAAAGATTGCGCTTATTACTCCAAGATGTGAAGTTTTGTGAAGATTTTGTGAATATTTTAAAAAAGCGTAAAGTGTTATGTAGTATATAATTAGATGTAGAAATGTGAAGATGTGAAGCTTTTTTCCTTTTGTACTATTCATTTCTGTATATTTTGTATATCTGTATATATTTTCAAATCTAAATAAAGTTTTTATATATAAAAAGCTTCACATCTTCACAAAGTGTATTTAATTCATTATGTAGTAAGTATTTAACTTTGTGAAGATTTTTAAAAAATACTTCACAAAGCCTTCACATCTTAAAAAATCTTCACATTTCCTTGACACTGTTTGTGTAATACTGTAATATTCTTACATCGTCGAGGGCGATAAAGGAAGTGTATATGGAATATACCAACGGTCAAGTTGAAGCCATTCAATCAATTAAAAAATGGTACGAAAACAAATCAACAAATCTTTATAGGTTGTTTGGTTATGCAGGAACTGGTAAGACAACAGTTGTAAGCGCTGTAATTAAAGAATTAAACTTACCTATCCAACGCATAGCTTTTTTAACTCCAACAAACAAGGCTCGTTTGGTCTTAGAAAATAGACTTTCAGATCCATCTAATGAAAATAGTTTTACTCCTGATACTTGTGTGACCGCTCATAGGGCGTTATATTCGTCGATTTTAAAACAAGAAGCTGCGTCTATTGTAAGCCAGTTATCAGATTTAAAAATGAAGCAATCTAAAGAAGAATTGATCGGTAATAATTCAGATGTAATTAAAAAACAGATTAAAGAGCTTGAATCACAGTATAATCTTATAAAAGATCCGTGGGTAAGGATAGCAAATTCAGAATTACCTTCAGAAGAAGATGAATTAGACGAAATAGAAAAACAAGTTTATGGATCAAGAAGAAAGGAAAAAACTCCACTGCATGGTAAGTGGCTTATAGTTGTTGATGAAGTTTCAATGCTTGCTTATTCAGATTCTTTTGAAATAATGGAATGGGATATTCCAGTCATTGCTATTGGAGATCCTGCACAGCTTCCCCCTGTACCTGAAAAAAACAATCAAACGTATGGTAATTTTTTTATTCCTTCAAATTGTGAAGTTAAAGCAGATTATCTACTTACAGAAATAACAAGAAATAAGGAAAAAAGCGATATTGTTTTATTATCAAAATGTTTACGCGACGCAAGTAGTAAAACGCTTTTTAGTATGAAAAACAGTTCAGGAAGGACTTTTGGAGAGGTTTCTTTTGATAAACAAATTAATAAAGAAAACTTAAAAGCTGAAACAAGTATTCACTTGGTTTCGAAACATACTACAAGAATTAAGGCAAATAATGATATAAGAAAAATGTTAGGTCATGATGTAGAGTGGGATTTTATACCTGCGCCAGGCGAAATACTTTTATGTCAAAAAACTCATTATAAAGAAGTAGAGATAGAACATAAAGATGGATCTATCGAAAAGCAACGTATAACAGTTCTTAATAATGGTGGATTGTATACCGTATTAAGTTATAAAGACATGAAAGATCAGGAATTAAAAACACATGATGAAGTTTTAAAAGCTGAAAACCTTAACAGTAAGGGACTTGTAAAGCTGTTTTTAAAAGATTCTTTTATGCCTAATGATGAAAAGATTATAGAGTTTGAGTTTAGTCCTTTAGCATTTAGGATAAAATATACTTCAGGTGGATCTAGCGCAGCAAGAGCTTCAAAGTATTACTTAGATTTTGGTTATGCTATAACGATACATTCTGCACAAGGTAGCGAGTTTGATAATGTTACGATTATAGTTGAATACATGGGAGAATCGCCAGACTATAAAAAAGTACATTATACGGCTGTAACAAGAGCAAAAAAAAGCCTAAACATTGTTTATCCTAAAGGAGCTTACTAATATGCACTATGTATCATCATCTAACCATTATCAAGAAAGAACATTTTCAAAGGGATTTTATAAAAAAGAACTAAATAAAGATACCGCAAAGTCTATATTTGAAAAAGATCATAGTACTGTTTTATATACTGGAGACCATAGGCATGGTGATTTTTTCAAAGAAGCTATGGTGGTTTTTATTGATATAGATAATACAACAGAAAATAAGTGTAGTATCAAAGAATTTCAAGAAAGGTTTAAAGATTATTATTACTATCTTTCAACGTCAAAAAGTCATAACAAAGAAAAAAAATCAAATAGTGGTGAGATTTATCCTATAGCAGATAGATTCCATGTATACTTCCCGCTTGAAAATCCAATAACCGATTTAACGGTATATAAAGATTTTTTAACATATTTAACGATAAAATATCCATACATGGACGCAGACGCCAAAAACTGTGCGCAATTGGTTTTTGGTGTAAAAGATGGAATTATTATTATAAACGATGGAAAGTTTTTACCATTAGAATATGAAGTTGTAAAGCCTGTAAAAGATCATAAAAAAGAATCTATCAAACCTGTTATAGAAAAACCTGTAAATGCTGAAGATCCTTTAAGCTTTTATCAAGAAAAATATTTTGAAAAGTTTATCATGGATCCTGAAAATCGCTTAAAGATTCTGGAAGGACTTAGAAAGGCAGTAAGTATTGACGCTTTTAGAGCAAGGAATGATTGGGTAAAACTAGCTCATGCACTAGATGTTTCTGGTTTTTCAGTACATGATTTCAAATCATTATCAGATCAAGACGAATATACACAAGCAGAAGCTGAAAGAGTTTGGAACACAAAAAGCAGTAGCACTAAGGTTCAGCTTGGTTCTGTGTTAAAACTTGCAAGGCTTGGAGATCCTAATCTTTTTGTAAAAAAAGAAACTCCTGTAATGCCACAAGAGTCTTACTATGATACTAGTTGTATTGTTGATTATTCTGATAAAGATAATACTATAAAACTAGCCCAAGAGTTTGGTAATAGTCTAAGGTATTGCACAGATGATAAGAAATGGGTTTATTTTGATGGTAGAAAATGGACTCAAGACCATGTAGAAGCGCATAGACAGATCTCTGCAATCATGCAAATGCAGATCCGTAAAATAAATAATGACATAGCTACCGCAGATGACAAAAAAGAGAAAAATAGACTTTATGAAATAAAAGCTAGGCTTAACAATATGAAGTCTTATTCTTCATGCAAGAAAATGGCAGAATGTGAAATGCCTATAACTTCAAGCGCTTTCAATAATATGAATAATCATTTTCCGGTTAAGAATGGTATTATTGATTTAAAAACAGGCGAGCTTTTACCTAAAGATCCTGCTTATTTGTTTACATTTTGTTCTGATTATAACTACGATCCCAATGCGCAATGCCCAAAGTTTAAGGAATGGCTTTTAACAATAATGAAAGGTAGAGAGTCAATAGTTGATTGGCTTAGGGTACTTTTTGGTTATTGTCTTACAGGTAACACAGGAGAACATATATTTCCTGTATTTTACGGACGCGGTGGCAATGGGAAAGGAACGCTTGTAAATATTATTACTGATATAATGGCAGGGGCTTCAACGTCAATACCGGTTGAAATCATAATAGAAAAAAAGTTTGAAGATTCGGCTCATTATGCTTTAGCATCGTTGCAAGGTAAAAGATTTGTATATGCTGCGGAGCCTGAAGAAGGCAAGAAGTTTGATACGGGAACGATTAAGACCATAACAGGTGGTGATCTTATTTCTTGCCGTATGTTATACGGTGATTTTAAATCTTACAAGCCTACATGGAAAATCATTTTACAGGCTAATGATAAACCTGTTTTATCAGGTCAAGATGTTGGTATGTGGAGGCGTTTAAGACTTATTCCGTTTGATTTAAAGGTTGATCCTTCTGAAGCTGTAAAAGATTTGTATAAAGACTTTTTAGAGGAAGAAGGAGATGGAATATTAAATTGGATTGTACAGGGTGCTTTGTGGTATAATGATAATAAAAAGCTTCCATATTGTGCAGAAATTGAAAGAGAAACAAACGAATATAGGGAAGATTCTAATACTATTCAAAACTTTATAAATGAGCGTTTAAGACTTATAAACGCTTCAACCGATAACACGCACGATAGAACACAGTTAAAAGATATGCTTAACGAATACACATCATGGGCTCGTGAAAATGGCCAACCAGAATATAAAGGTGTTTCACTTACGCGCGAATTAGTAAAAGCAGGGATTCACAAAGAACGTGGAAGAAGTGGTATGTATTTCAAAAATGTTATAATTTTACAAGACTATGAGAGAGTTATAAAAGCAGAAGAGATGCCTATGTATAACGACGTAAAGTACTAACCAATCCCCGCGCTTATTCGGCTTTTTTAACCGATAAGCGCTTTTTATTATATAATCGCTTGACACAAGTCTAGTAGTTATGCTAGGATTAAAAGCAAGGAAGGTGAAAAGATGATTAAACAAGAAAAACCAAGATGGATAAAATGTTCTGAAAGTTTACCTATATCTGAGCCTTATGACGGTGAAAATGCAAAGTATTATACTGTCAATCTAGGTGTATGGGGTTATGATAATGCAATGTTTTTAGATGGTGAGTGGTATAAAGATTATACTGCTAAAACCGTTGTACCGGTTATATCGTGGTTAGAACTATGATTGAGCAAGAAGTCCAGGCAGAACGCAATACTATAATAAACACGTTCAAAGGTTTAATCGGTGTTATCGACCGTGAGTCTATCGCGCTTGCACTAACGCAGGTACATGATACTGAAAAAGCGGTGATAACTGTGGCAGATGGCAAAGTTAAGGTAAGGAGAGTTGAATGAGTGAAACAAAGCACACACCAGAGCCGTGGAATCTAATACAATACGCACAGGTTTATTCTAAAGATAGGCTTATAGCTGATTGTAGATCATGGATTCCATCTGGAATAGACACAAATAACGCAGAGCGCATTGTAGCCTGTGTCAACGCTTGCAAGGGTATACCGACCGAAGTATTAAGCGATCCTGAATATAGCGTTAAGCAAGAGCTGGATTCACTTGATGCGCAGATTGAATCGCGTATCAAGGCTGAAAAAGAGCGCGATGAGTTGAAAGGATTACTAAAAGACGTGCATAAAATTTTAGACTCTTTTAGCTGTGAAACAAATGAAGACAGTGAAAGTAAATCATTTTTTAAGGCTGAATTAAATGAAGACTCCTTTTTTATTGTATTAAACCAAGTAAGAAAGGTAGCTGAATGATTATGAAATCAAAAACCTGCGACACCTGCATATTTCAGGCGAAAGGCATGATTAAGCCGTACTCATGCGGTTTTGATGGTGGTCTTGTGCGGTATCAGTGCATTGCAAGCGGGTATGACCTGCATGTTCGCGATATACGGTACTTGAAGGATAAAAGAAAAACAAAATAGAGCTTGCATAATAGTAGTATATGTGCTAAGGTATAAACAAGGAGAAACAAGATGTGCGATTTTATGAGTTATATAAAGAAAGACGGTAAACTGTATTTTTTACGTGATGATGACATACTGTCAAAGTGGGGTAAAGACTGTGATATTCGCGACCATATCGGTCATAGCGCAATAGAGGAGTTTTATCCAGAAAGTAGAGGTGGCGAGCATATTGAATCTGCCACAAAGCTACCCGTAGAAATCTCAAACGAGATAAACAAGGGTCACATGGATTTAATGGCTAAAGCTGGCGGATGGCATGGAGCTAGATACTCAAATACAGGCAAGCTAAATAGTCCATGGTGGGTAAAAGTAGAAAAATTTATTAAAGAAGTTAAAAAGATAAAATATTTAGACAATCATGGCGCAATAAATCCTGAATGGTTGGTTTTTGAAACTATGGCTGCGGCTGGGGATACGGCTATGGATGCGGCTTGGGATGCGGCTAGGGATGCGGCTAGGGCTGCGGCTAGGGCTGCGGCTTGGGATGCGGCTAGGGCTGCGGCTTGTGATGCGGCTAGGGATGCGGCTGGGGATACGGCTATGGATGCGGCTAGGGATGCGGCTAGGGATGCGGCTTGGGATGCGGCTAGGGCTGCGGCTTTACTAGCAAGATGTGTTATTGCAGGCTTTGCAGATGATAACGAACACATGATACACGCTAAAAAACGATTAGACGTATGGCGCGCAGGATATGGCTTACTATGCGATGTAAATGGCGTTTTATACGTCTATAAAAAGATATAATGGAGGTAATGAATGAACGGAACAAATACAGGTACTTGTGAGAAACGAAATCCTATTAGCTTTTACGCTAGTCGCGACGGTGTTGACCTAAAGAAGGCAAGAAACGCGTGCCGTTATTTAGGATTGAAAGATGTAGTAACAGGTTGGCGCTTTTTAACCGAAGCGGAATGGGAAGAGGCAATGAAGCCGAAAAATAACGGTAGACCGGTAAAGGTGGGAAAGAATGGGTAGCGAAAAAGTAACAATGGATTTAGATGATTATCTAGTGATAAAAGCGGTTTATGATGATCCACGCGCTAACGATGCGGAGGATAAGGCAACTATAAGAACGTTGCAAAAACTGCTAGAAGAAAGCCGTGAAAAAACTGAAACTTATAGGAAGCTTTACCAAGAAAATACCGAAAAGTTTAAGCTTATAGAACGTCAGAATGATTTACGATGTGAAGAAAGGCTTGGTCGTAAACAAGATGAAATTAGACAGCTTGGAAAACTCTATAAAGAAGCCCTGCTTAGTTATAAAGATTTTGCAAGCAAATCTATAATAAACTTCATGCTAAAAAGAAAGCGCAAAAATGAAACATTAAAAAAAGCGCTTGAAATTATAAAGGATTACTAAATGAAACCAAGTGAAGCATTAACCATTTTATCACAAGCAGGCAGTGAGCTAAGCAAAAAAAGCGCGACCGCGCTCGCTTGCCTGATAGCAGAATATGAAGCCGGCAAGATCCGCGAAAAAAACGTTGAACGCGCGGTGCATTTAATCACGAAAGACCTTGAAGCGGTTGAAAAGGTTATAAACGGCTGGAAGAGTAGAAACGAGGCTAACCTGCAAAACTTTTTAAACAAAGGTGAGGGTGTATGATAGTAAATACCGATAATGATATTACAGTTGAAATACCTAAAGGGTTTGAATCAGTAGAAATACAAAAAGCAGGCAAAGGTAATATTACAGTAAAATTACCAGAAGGTTGTAAACTTATATCAGATAAACTAACAGTCCTACTAGCCCTACGCTCCGCGCGGTATGACTGCCAGTCGGTGACATGGCTTACCTGTGGCGAATGCCCATTTAAGACGCATGAAGTGGAATGTGGTATGAATAAAGCAAGCGTGGATAAAAACATTGAAAGATTGAGTATTGAAGAAACTAGTACTGTTAAAATTGATACTGTAAAAGTCTGTACTACGTTTGATGATATAAGCCAATATAAAGAATATATTGCAAAAAGACACGACACCAATGCTTAACTTAGGCGTTCCCTGCTCCACTAGCCTACACGATGCGCTGTTTAGTCCTAATAAATCCATTTTTGAAGGGATAGAAACAGCGCTGCCACTTTACGAGCACCAAAAAAAAGCGATTGAAAAATGTTTGAGCGTGTTTGATTCAGGAATAAACGGATTTGGCTATCTATTTGAGATGAGTTTAGGCAAATCGTTTGCTACTATTACGACCGTAAGGATATTAAGAAAGCAAGGTAAGGTAAACTTTTTAGTTGTTATCTGCCCAAAAACATTGATAGACGGGCGTACATGGCATGATGAGCTTGCAAAGCATTGCCTTGAGCCTTACAAGCTATGCGTGTGGGATAGCTCAAAAGCCAAGAGCAAAAAGTGGCAATCAGATTTTGACGGATTATTCTATACGGCAGACCTGCCTGTATTTATTGTCAACACTGAAGCTTTTCAGGTAAAAAATGAAACGCTTGAAAAGTGCTTTAAGGCTATCAATAAACGGTCATGGTTCGCGTGTTTAGATGAAAGTAGTAAGATTGCTAGCCCTACGGCATCGCGTTCAAAGGCGCTATGTAGAATCGCAAGCCAAGCAAGTTTTAAGGCGATACTTACAGGGACAGAGATACGGAATAGCCCGCTTGATATTTATATGCAGTCTGAGTTCTTACAAAAGGGATTTTGGGGTAAAACGTTCTTTCAGTTTAAGCAAAGATACGCTTGCCTTACTACAAAATACCTTTCAGGTGGTAGGCAGTTCTTAGAAATTACAGGGTATCAGCACCTTGACGAATTACAAGACAAGGTTGATAAAATCGTGTTTCGCGCGCATAAAGCGGAATGTTTAGACCTTCCTGAAAAAGTTTATATTGATCTAAAAGTCGATCTATCTAGTGAGCAACGCACGATGTATCAGGACTTTAAGGATAAACTTATAGCGCTTGTGCAAGATGAGCTAGTGACACTACCTAATAAAATATCAGCCTTTCAAAAGCTTAGACAGGTAACAGGCGGGACGGTGTGCGTCGATGGTGAGGGTGTAAGGCTTAAAAGCAATCCAAAAATAGATATTTTACTTGATGATATAGAAGATACTTCAGAGCAAGCTATCATATTTTGCGCTTTTACCGAAGAGATCCACGCGCTAAAAGATGCTATGAAAGCTTACAGTTTAGCTATTTTTGACGGTGAAACAAGCACAAAAGAACGCGTCAAGGCGATTGAAAACTTTACAAGCGGAAAAGCGCGCTTTTTGATAACAAATCCCGCTTGTGCAAGTATGGGTTTAAACTTACAACACGCTCACCTTATTTACTGGTATTCACTCCCTTTGAGCATGGTAGACTGCGAGCAAGCAGAAGCGCGTATACATAGACCTGGACAGAAAGACAAGTGCATCTATAGGCGTATTATCGCGCGTGATACCGTAGATGAGCGCGTTTTATCGTTATTGCAGCAAAAAAAGGACTTCCTTGACGGTTTTAGACACGGAACGCTTGCGGATATTCTGGACTTGTTAAAATAGCTTAACAAGTGTTAAGTAAAAATAATGTAAAAATCGTATCGAATTATAAAAACAACCCTTGTATAAATGTAGCAGGTATGCTATGCTTATTACATAAGGGAGAGAAAACAAGATGTGTAATTGTGTTTCAAACATAAACAATCTACTAAAAGTAGATTACAAAGACGATAGGGCGTGTATTGATTGTTTAATTGTATTTGGTGCTAACAACCATGAATACCCTAGAATAAATGTGGAATATAGACCTATAAAAAAAGATGGGTCTTATGGTAAATCTAAAATGGTTTCTATTCGTCCTACTTTTTGCCCGTTTTGTGGAGTTAAATATGAGTCAATTATGTGATTGTGAAGATGCTTTTTTAGAATGGTATGCAAAGCCAAGGACTAAAATGGAATCAGATTTTTGTAGGTTAAATAATTTTAGTCCTGAAGCTCTTGGATTTTATGCCGGATATAAAGCAGGAATAGATAAATCAAAGAAGGTGAACAATGAACGACGATTTTAAGAAACAGCTAGACGATGCAAAGCTACGTTTAGACCGCTTTGAAGCGGAAACAGAAGAAGGCGAGCTGCAGGCTCACCTTGATTACTTTGGTGAGTGTATGTCAATCGCTACACTAAAAGCAATCCATGATTACTACGTGGCAAAGCGTGACGCGATTCTGACGCAAGAGCTACCATTGCTTTTAGGTTCAATGAACTTAAAAAAGATGGACTTCACAGACGGTGAAACGATTAAGATTGAAGAGGTCGTAAGCGCTTCTACGGTTGATAAGGGTGAGCTTTTTACATGGGCAGAAAGTAAAGGATATGGCGACGCGATAAAAGAAACGCTTGCTTTCGGTAAAGGCCAGATTGACGAAGCGTTATTGTTTGACCTTAAAAACAAAGGTTACGAGTTTTCACGCGATTCAAAGATTGAACCTAGTACGCTCACAAAGATCGTAAAAGAAGTTTACTATGCAAGCGGTGAGCTCCCACCACACGAAGCGGTGAAAGCGAAAGTATTTGAGCGTGCTAAATTAACTAAAAAATAAATGCGATTTATGCTTGCATAACCTTAATAGGTGTGCTAGTATAGATGAGAAGTGAAGCTCAAGGGAGCCGACCGAAGAACGGTAGCAACTAACTGCAGGATGTTCTTTTAATAGCTACGCTAGATTAACCGACTAGCCACTTCATTTTATCGCAGTGACGCGCTTGTGTAAAGTTTTTATAACTGGCGGGGTCTAGCAAGTTCAAATCTTGCGCTGCGCAAAGCTAGAAGGCCGGTGCAACTCCGGTGGAGATAAATGGGAAAAGGTGTAAAAGTGCACGCTAGCCATGAGTGACCCGAGCTTGTGCAAGTTAATTTCGGTACTGATTGAAGCGGCTTAAGACGTGGATATCAGGTTTATGTTTCGTTAGCTCAATTGGTAGAGCGCTAGACTTCCAATCTAGCTGTCGAGGGTTCGATTCCCTCACGGAACTTTAGCCCGTATGGGTGAGTAAAACGTCAAACGAGAAACAGAGAAAAGAGGTTAACATGGACTTAAAGAAAGAGGTTCAATTTCAGGCAGATGACAAGGGTATCACGGTAAAATTGTACGGTGCGCGTACTAGCTATGCCTTCCTAGACAAGCCAGATGAAAAAGGTGTTTACCGTTCACAGTTTGTGCTTCCTAAAGGCACGAAAGGGCTTGAGGATTTACAAAATGCAATCAACGTTTTAGGCAATACCAAATTCGGTAAAGGCTCATGGAAACGCGCAGCAATCAAAGACGGCGATTTTATCATTCAAGAAAAAGTTCAAGCAGGATTAGAAGCAAAGGATTTTGAAATCTATCATAATGCAATGGTTTTAAGCGGAAACGCTAAAGTAGACCATGCACCAGATGTACGATCAATCCCTGGAACTGGTATCTATTCCGGTTGCTACGTAGCAGCGATTTTACGCATCGTTACTTATGAAAACATGAGTGAAGGTGTAAAGTCTGTTGGTGTAAAAGCGTATATCAACGCTGTAGTGTTTCAGGGTGAAGGTGAAAAGCTTGGTGGTGGCGAACGCTTAACCGCTGACGATCTTGGCATTGAAATGCCGGATATTCTTCCTAAAGTAAAAGCTGAAGAAGACTACTCAGATACACCTTTCTAGCATTCATTAGCTAACTTAACCGGTATCAAAGACGATACCGGTTAAGTTTTTTTACCTTAAAGGAAGTGTAAGATGGAAACGGAATTAACTTTAGATGAACTAAAACAAATCTACGATGCACATAATAATAATTATGATTGCTATTGCTATTGTTATAATTGCAGATGGTATCGAGAGATTATTAAAATAGTAGATCAAGAGCCATTGTCAGATGATATATACGAAACATCTTATGATGGAGACTGTTAAAAAAGGAAGTGTAAGATGTTCGACCTAAATACTTACTTTACCGATGGCGAGATTATCGCGATTGTGCTTTTTTTAATTGGATTGCAAGGCGTTATTATTAGCTTTGCATTTATTGGAGTGCGTGACTGTCTTAAAAAGATGGACAAGGCGTTACAAGATGTAAGGGAGATACTTAAATGACACGAGAATGTGCTAAAAAATGGGAAAAAGAAATACAGGCTTATGCAGATGGGAAGACAATACAAGCTTTTTTTAATAAAGAATGGAAAGACAATGAAGAGCCTGCGTTTTTAGATTGTTATGAATACCGTATCAAGCCAGAACCAAAGCTTATACCGTATGATTTTAGCGATGCGGAAAAGCTGATCGGGAAAGTTGTTAAAAACAAAAATGACACTTATAAATGTATTATAATAAGTGTTTCTAAAGACTGTGTATATATGAATAATAATACATATTCATTTAGAGAATTACTAGAAAATAACACCTATCTAGACGGTAGCCCATGCGGAAAGGTTGTAGACGAATGACACGCTTCGAAAAGTATACCGCATTAGTTCTTGCAATCGTTTGCGCATTATTGCTTTTAATCCTTGTATCTACGGTATTACCACGAAAAGCAACTAAAGAAGTTTTAGTGCTTTCTACCTTTCAGACTATCGACGAGCTTGGCTATGAGTGGTACGTGATACAGTATCTAGCCGATGGAAACCTAGAGCAAGTAAATTGCAATTCGTTAGAACAAATAAATAAAGTTAAACAGTATTTGGGGGTGAAGTAATGTCAAGTAAAATCCGCTTAGAAATGGCCACAAATGCGACCATATTCGCATTTGTAAACGTGGCGCTTTGTTATCCTACGTCAACGTGATAGGCATACAAGGCAAGGAAAAAGAGATGGCGCTTGAAGTACGGAATAAAAGGAGACGCTCATGAGACACGGTGAAGAAGTAAAACTTGAGCGCGCTTTAATCGATGCGTTCAGAAAATCAGGCTGCATTTGCCACCATGCTGATATGCTAGCAGATGGCTTTCCCGACTTGCTTGTTTTACATGGTAAGCATTATTGCTTGCTTGAGCTTAAAGTCTGTGAAACGCTTGAAATTGATCTTGCAAGCCTTGCAGAGACTACGCAGCCGCCTATGTGGTACACCTTAGCAAGCAAAGCAAAGCCTGCTTATTTAGTGGTGCAAAAGTCAAACGGTTTATGGGTATTTGGTACTGACTATAAAGATGTAAACGATTATTTAGAGCCTACTATCGATAAGCTACCATTTTACGGTGTGTATAATAATTGCGAGGAGTTGGTAAGATGGATTCTACCAACTTTAGTGTAAATGAGTTTATCAGATACTGGGTCAAGCAAAACCGGAAAAAGCTCGGCTACGATTGGTTTGAAGACCGAAAAACCGAAACACGTGCAAGCCGATCTCTTTTCGATACCGATAGAGGAGTATGTTCCGCCACAGCTTCAAAAACCGATAGCACAAGAAAAGCCGATATTAAAAGCGGAATCGGTACAGGAAGTACCGAAATCGACATTGAAAAGCTCGAAATCTGGTAAAACAGAAATAAATGCTTTACGGATTATCGCTTTAGCAATCGCATTGCTTGCATCGTTTCAAAGCTGTTACTATTCATTTGACTGGTTTAAGGCTCTTCTTCCTATACCATTTGCGGTAATAATGGCTTTAATCATTGTAGCAAGTGCGGTACTTTTACCAGAGTTCGCGATTATGATGGATAAGCGGTCAAGACTTTCAGGAGTCGGGATTGCTTTAATCGCTTTACTTGCAATAAGTTTTAGTATGATGTCTACCGTTGCGGGTCTTTATAATGCGCGCTCTGAATCGGTTAAAACAGAAACAGTAGTGAATGCTGATAACGATAAAAATATAAGGCTGTTAGACGATGCAAAAGCTGAAAGTGCAAGGCTTACAAAAGAAATCGAACGGCTTAACCGTGAAATCGACTTAAACCTAGCAAAAAGCGCAAATCCACTAATGAGCAAGGCGCAAATCAATACAGCCGATTATTACGTTCAGAAAGGCAAGAAAGACCGAGCTGACTACGAGTCAAAGCTTGCTATATCGAATAAGGAGGTAGCAAGGTTAAATGATGTAACGATTATAACAAAAGTAGACAGAGAGGACTTCTACACGTTCATAGCGTTGTTATTTGGCTTTAATAGTGAGGTAGTAGAGTTCTTATTTGCAGCGTTCCCTAGTATATTCTTAGATATTATTGCACCGGTTATGCTAGGTGTGGCACTGTTTTTGAAAGATGATGATAAAGTTTAATAAAACAATCATAGATTGTTTAGTTTTTTTTACAAGGTGGTTTTTATGAGTCCTGATTTTGATTTTAGCAAAGCGCTTGAGCTTCTAAAAGATGGGAAGAAATTAGCGCGTTCTGGATGGAATGGTAAAGGAATGTGGATAGCTTTACAAAAAGGCTATCCAGAAGGAGTAAAAGCAAATAAAAACAGTCAAGAAGCATACGGTGTAGAAGAAGGTACGATAATAAAAGTATTGCCTTATCTTGCTATGAAAACAGCAGACAGCTCTTTTGTTCCTTGGCTTGCTTCTCAGACAGATATTCTTGCAAATGATTGGAACTTTGCATAGATAAAAGTGTTTAATGATTTAGGTTACCGGTTATATGTGAGTATAACCGGTATTTTTTTTATTTTACTAAATAAGCAATACCAAGCCATGACGCAATAATACCTAAAACTATACTACTTATCTGATAAATCAGTGTTTCGCTTTTTTGCATTGTCAAGGATTGCAATAGTATCTTTGAGTCGCTTGATGCTTGAGTCAATGTTTTCTGTACTTCCTGCAATTCGCTTTGCGCTTGTGTCAATTCGCTCTTTGCTGTCTGTAATTCCTGTATCGACTCTTCTAGCGCTGTCTTTATCGCTTGAAACTCCAGATCCGTCAATGTCACGTCTGCCAAAATCGGCGAAAAAACCAACGAGAATAATGCCAAGCACAATACCAATCGCGGTAAAAAACTCTTGCACATCATTTACCCGTAAAGCTTTGGGCAATGAATACCGCACTTGCACCGGCTAGAAAAGAGCCTGCTAAAACAGCATCTCCCTTAACGAAGGCTAAAACAATAGCCACAATAAAACAGCCTATTCCGTAAAGCCGTTTGCTAGATAGATCACCTTGCGGATCTTTCAAAAACTGCATAATCTTCATGTAATCCCCCTATATCGTTTCAAATATGCGCCAGTATCGCACAGTTCTAATTGTACTATGTGGCAAGGCAGGCCACGGATTATAAGATTCAACAATCTCACCGTTTACCCAGTCACCTAGGGCAAAATGTGATCCTAGGTCTGTATTATATTCTATCTCCATAAAGGTATACTTAAGCGGAATGCTGTTTCTATCAGGCACACCCCTGCTTAGTTCTTTACCTGATACCTTGCGCCCAAAATATTCACCTGTTAAAGCTATTAAACTTACAGAGTCTTTTACATAGCTACGACACCAACCGGTTTGAGTGGTAGGTATTGCATTGTCTAGCACGTAGCCTAGTTTTACAGCCTTATCAAAGATGATCTTTATCTCATCAGGTGAAAGGCTATGCTGTAAAAAAAGCTGTACCATGCCTGTCGTGGTATGGAACTTACAGCCATACCCACGTAAGCTTTTTAACGGTGAAGCGGTCTGTTTAGGTAGGTCGATAATATGGTTTGTCATGTTTTTATCACATAATTAACACCGATAATCTTACCACGTGTAACCGTGCCAGTTCTTGGTACGCCATTTGTTCCGTCGGTAGTAGGCGCTCCAACAGTTACTGCTATATTATTTACGCCAACAGCCGAACCGACAGCGCCTGCAGAGATGTTCGTATAAGGTGTTCCACTTAATGAATGAAAATGTCCTTGCAGCTGATCATCCTTAAACTGCCCAAGCACGGCTACATCATGAGCTGTAACTAAAGCACCGCGAGTGCCAACACCTGCTAAAGTTGTTTCTCTCAAATCTGGTACTAAAAAGTTTACAGCTCCTGATATTCCCCACGGACAATACCTTAATGAGTGCGTTCCTGATTGACTTCCTGATGTGTTTATCTTAGTACCTGCTAAAGCGTTTGCTAAGGTAGTAGCAAGGTTAAACGTATTAGCGTTTACATAAATGACATAGTAGTTGGTATTTGCGGTCAAGCCTGTAGGTAATGCGCCTGTAGTTGTAAGTTCTACTGTGTCGCCTGTTGAAAGCCCGTGAGAATTTAGCGTAACAATGGCAGGTGTTGCGATTGTAACTGTGAAAGCACCTTTAGAAAGTGTCAAAGCACTATAAAGGTCAGCATACGTTGCACGTGATATTGCAGCTCCGTTACAAGAAAGCCAACCTGTCGGCACTGTCAAGGCAGCGGTTGCTTTAATATCACCGGTTGAAGCGCCTAGTGCAACGGCATTGTTTAGATCGTCTGCATCGTTGTAATCGCCTATAGTCTTATAGTTAGCATACAAGCTAACATTCTGGTAAGTACCGTTTACGATGGCTAACTTTGTGTAGATAGTAACACCCGCTTCGGTAGATAGCGCCGTGTCGGTATCTGTAACCGTATAATCGGTCGTAATTGTCAGCTTTGTGCCGGTCTTGCCTGCGCCTGTCCATATCTCAAGGTCTGTGGTTCCGCGAATCGTATCGTGTACCAAGCCTAGAGCCGTTGAGCTAGTTCGTGTGAATAGCTCGTCTGTAATTGTGTGCCCTGTTAGTAATTTATTCAGTCTTGTAAAAGCCATAAATGATGCTCCTTATGATATTCTAAAGCTAGTAAAATCAGCTTCGGTTGTTTTTCTTTGCTCGTAAGCGGAATAATCGGTACTTAATACTTTTATTGGAGCATTTTCTACGATAGGATATTTACAGCGTCTTAGATTAGCTGTTACTGGTCTAGCTTTTATTGTTTTAGGAAAAGAAGTTACCATATCTTTTATGCGTATTGATCCTAGACCAACATTATAGTAAAAACGGTTGTATCCTGTTCCAATTGGTATTGGATAATCATCATCGTAAATTATTCTCACCTCATACCCTGTAGTTATATTGGTTATTAAAAAATCACAAAAGGGATATTCTCCGGAGCCTCCAATGCCTTGTGCTTCAAGACATATGTTAAAGCCTGTATAGTTAGAAAAACCCGTGATTTCTCTTGCACCTAATCCATATGTTATAATTGACAAATTATCATTATATAGAAAAGGTGTTGTATAAAGTGTTCCTGTAGTAGTTACTCTTCTAGCATTTTCAGTTGTAGCACTTAATGGGTATTGGTATACCGCCTCACCCTTCAAATTGTCAGAAAAGTTTACGCCTTCAATGGTTAAATCAGAGCCGTTATTACTTACAGAATTAGTTTTTATATTATAGATAGATTTTACTTCTGTAAAGCTTAACGGTGAATCCTTTATAGATTCTATAGTATTTTCTAGCCTATTAAAGTCCTCATCTATCGGAGCTTGATTAGTCCATACCTTCATACTAAGCGCCCCATAACGCGCCATATATCGCGCCATCTTTTATTACGACACCTTCAATAGTGACACCGTTGCCTGATATATCGTCTATTGTGTCGCTTTTTAATCCGTCTGTAAAAGTTTTAGCACCTTCCATAGCAATTGCTTCACTGACTATGGCTTCTATATTACCTTCTATTCTATTAAAGTCGCTTGCAGCCGGTAGGTTTGCAGCTATCCAGTTTGTTTTTGGCTCTATATATGCCATGCTTTTAGACCTTCCTTACTTGCATATTTGCGCTTAGTGCGCCGTTAAAATTGAACTCTTGTGTAATTATTACGCCTTCAACGCCGTTTATACTTATCTCGTCACCAAGTTCTAGTGTAGGATCACCGCGCCATGATAGGTTAATATCACGCGATTCTTGCTTAGTAGTAGCTAAAATATCATCTGCAATAGTTCCTGCAACGGCCTTGTTTTGTATTAAAGCATTATCCATAATAGACAAAGCCCTATCGCCATTGCGCCTGATACTATCACCGTCGGTACGTTCAATAAGCTCAACTCCTGACTGAATTAACGGTGTACCGTCTACTTTAAGCGTTATTTCTTGACCGTCGCTTGAGCCTTGCACTACTATCTTACCACCGTATGAAAAGTATTCATCGCTTGTAATAGTTGCACCTGAAGGTGTGCTTGTAAGTGTAGCGCTGCAATCAATTGCAGCATCGTAGTCTTGAAAAACAACGTCAAAAGTTTGCTCTTCACCATTGTTTATGGTATTCGTTGCACCTGATAATTCCCATATCGTTTCAGGCGCTGCCTTTGCTATGTATGGAATACACTGAATCTGTATACGGTTTTTAACATCACTTACAGGCGAGCTTGCATTTAGAATTCTATCCTCTCCGATTGTGTCTAAAGGTGTTCCTGTTATTGAGCTTTGAAGATAATTTGCAGCTTCTACCTGTATCACGCCTAAACGGTTTTGATATGCAACGCCACCGCAAGCCTCGGTAATCTTTTTAAGTGCTTCACGGTGTTTCACTGGGTTGAACCATGCATATGGTATTAAGTATTTCTGTAAATCTGTATCGATATTCCACTGTGTGCTAGATGGTACAAGTGCGTCGCTTAATACGCTCGTTGCAATGGTATAAAGTGAGGTTTGCTGTTCAATTTTAAGGTTTAGTGAGGTTATAACCGGTGAAACAGAGCTAGTCCTTGTGAGAATAAGCTTAATATATATATTAGTCGCGCCCGATGTAGTACTTGTAAAAAGTACCGCAGTTTTTTCACCTTCGGGAATTAGCGTCAATGCTGTAGGCGACTCACCTGCATAAATTGATACCGTAGTACCAATTGGAGCGCTCTTTACTAGGTCTATGGTAATGCTTACTGTAGTGCCAGCAAGGTAGGTAAATGAGTAAGATTTATCCCATGTCCCTGTATAATTTACTCCACTATATAAACAATCATCATACAGGCACGCATTAAATAGCATTACGATACCGCCATTTTTAAAGTATTAGAAATGGCATAAACGCCTTCTAGTGTCGCGCTATTCCATTCTGCATCAGTGTCGGTTAAATAACTCTGATCAGCAGGAGCCTCGATAATCTTATTGACCTTATACTCTGAATCTGCAAGTAACGCCATACGGTCAACGCACGTTACCGTAGCCGTAATCGAGCGCTTGTCTATATCCCATTCTTGCGCGTAAAAAACACCAAGCGGAATCCAATTTGTACCGTCACCTATTTCAGGCAGTACGCGAACGCCTTTTCTAACAACGTTATACAGTTTTGAAGTTGTATTATCATAGTCAAATTTTCTATCACGGTTGTAAATTGATAGTACGCATTGCCCAGAAGCGGTTGAGCCTAAAGGAACACCGTCTTCAGGAATCTCGCGGTTTTCGACTACTTGCAAGTTCATGATGTCTGAACCGTTGTAAAGTTCTGAAATCGATGTATACATTTCAGCAAGTTTCGCCTGCCTGCCACCATTTGACCATGTTAAAAAGCGAATAGTCATTTGTGCAACTGCGTTTTGCGTGGTAATTGTATTTACATATTTTAAGCCCGCATTACCGCGAACCTGCAAGGTATACATAATAGCGTAATCAATATCATAAAAAACAACGTCAAAATCTATGGCGTACTCTTCACGGGCATTGTCAAAACTAATGCGTATATCAGATATAGTTCGCGGTGTAAAGTTTACCGATAATTCAGGGGCGCTTACACTGCCACCATACAGGCCAGAACCGTATAGACTTTTACCATGTAAAAAATGTGCATCGGTTGAATCGTGAAAAGTCCCGTCAGGATTTGAAAGTATTTTAGACCATGCGCCGATTTCAAGTAAAGCTTGCTCTGAAGCAGTCTCAGGTGCTAAAGCATATTCGCCTAGTACCCATGACCCATCTAGTGAAGCAAACTTAGCGCTTATGTCCTCAATTCCGTTGTATACCTGGTCAAGGTAGGTATTGTTTTCAGTACCGTTTGACCATGCTATGATTGTATTATCAATAGTGGCGTCAGAATAATCTATACGGCATCGTGCCTGTAAGCGGCGTCCCCGCAGTTTTTGTATTTGTGTTTTTAGGCTGCTCGGAACGCTTATCACGCTTACACTTCCTCAAGCTCTACCGTAAAACCACTAAAGGCATAATTACCTGAAATGATCTCGCGTAGGTACGTATCAGATATTGATACTTTACAAGTGTATAGTGTTTCTGTCAAGTCAGCATTGACGATTGTAAACACTACATCTTCTTTAGCGATGTATAGGTCTAAGAGATCAGCAAGTAAAGTGCCTGAAATTGCATATCCCCATGTAATTGAAAACTTGCGCTTAAATGCTATAAAGTCCGATACAAGGGTGCGATTTATAGTTCTATCCTGTACTTCAAAGTCAAGCCACCCCTCGGTAAACTTCACCGTTTCAATTGGTAGTTCTAGCGTGTTTATTTTTAAGTCGCCCTTTGCCATGTTTAGCCCCTCCTTGAGTCTTCTACAGCAAGATATTTGCCTAGCTGTCTATTTAGCTCTCTAAGCCCATCAGGTGAAGCTATAAGCGTTCCTACCTGTAAAACCATCTTGCCTTGTCTTTGTTGCTCAGGTGTTTCTACCGTCACGCGCTCGCCAGATTGCACCATTGCAGCCGGTAGGGGAAAGCTATCATTATTAAAGCCTTCCGGAACCATAAACGATCCACCGCCTGCAAAAGTCGGTATTTCAGGCAAGGGCTGTGCTAGAACTGCGACCGCTTGAGCTGCACCTAAAACACCTATAGCAATCGACAAAGGTACGTTAGGGAGAGCTTCAACAACGGCGCGTGAGGTGTTTATAGCAATGCTTGCTATTGCGCTTGCTTTTTCAAGTATCGCATTTTTACGAGCAATCTCGGCTTTTTTTACAGCGACTTCTTGGTCTAAAGCTTTTATAGCAGCGGCTTTTTCTTCTTCTGTTTGTGTAGAATTTTCAATAGCCGCTTTTTCTCTCTGGTAGCGGTTGTCAAGCTCCATTGATTCATTTTTAGTAACTTGTGAAGCTATGGCAAAAACTGCGGTTGATAATTGCTCGGCTATTGCTACGTTAGCTAAAAACTTAGCTTTATTGTCTGCTAACTGTTTATCATTTTCTTCTTTGTTTTTGCGTGTCTCTTCTTCTTTAGCCTGTGCTTCTGCCATAGCTACTTGACGAATAAGATCTTCTTCTGCTTGTGCTTTAGCTTCTTCGTCTGATAAAGCTTGTGCATCTATCATGGCTATTTGAGATTGTAAAATTTTTATAGCTTCAAGGCGCTTTGCATCGCTTATACCCTTTGCGGCTTCAAGCTGTTTGATCTGTTCAAGTATAACATCTCGCTCTGTTTTAGTCTTTGCAATGGTCTGATCAATTAAATCGTTTGTTGCTTTTTGCATTGCTAGTCGAGCTGCTGCTGCATCTGCTACTGCTTTTGCTTTTGCTGCTTCTGCGTTTAATACGTCTTGTACTTCTTTAGCCTGTTTTAGCCTAAGCTGTGCGCTCATGTTTTCTTTAAAACTTGCGAGCTTTATTTCAGAGTCTACAATATCATCTGTAGCTTTTAATGTTTTTTCTAGTTCTACAATTATGTTTTTTTGAGATTGTGTAATCTGGTTAGATGATAATAAAACTTTAACAGCTTGATCATTCGTTATTCCGTATTTCTTAGCTACTTGGTCAACATAGGTTGACCATTCTGTAGTACCTTCTGCAATGCTCATATTGCCATCTATGATATTGTTTATCATTGGTAGCATAAAGTTTAATTCGTCGTTTACCTTGCCTAGCTCTGTAACGGTTTTACCTGATTCTTTTGCAAGATCTGAAAAGTTAAGTTTATCCTGCTCTTCTCGTTGCTTGCTCATAACTGCATTAAGTGCAACAAATGCGGCTACCAAAGCACCGATTGCTAATATAGTTAAACCTAAAGCACCACCTGTTGGAGTTCCTAAAAACTTCAATGCTACTTTCAATGTATTAACAGCTTGAATCATTGAACCTATGCCAATGAGTACTGGTCCTATAGCTGCCGCAACGCCTGCGGTAATCAGTATTGCTTTTTTCTGTTCGTCTGAAAGATCACTAAACCACTTAACCGCTCCCTTTAAGCCTTGCACTACTTCAAGAACGATAGGGAGGAGCTGTTGACCTAGCTCAGCGGCTTCTTCTTTTACCATCGCGGTAGTAATTCGCAATGAGTTAGCAAGGCCACCGCTTGTGTTAGCAAAGTCACCTTGGAACTTTGAGCTTTGCTCCATGATAATAGCAAGGCGCGCCTGTGAAAGACCGTAGGTAGTAGCTTCACCATTTGCGTCTACTAACCCCATTGCTACGGCTCTGGCGCTTATTGTAGCTGCATCCAAAGACACAGCGAACCTTCTTAAAGGCTCAGCTTCACCGCGCAAGCCTGCCTGTAATGCACCTAAAGCATCGTCAACGCTTGTGTTGAAAATGGAAGCCATATCAGCGGCGCGCTTTGTTAGCTCGATTGTTTGCTGTGCTGCTTCTTCAGCGCTTGCACCTGCGTTTGTAAGTCCTGCGCCAATTACAGCGCTTGCTTGGTAAAACTCCGCGCTCGTCAAGCCTGCTTGTTCGGCTGCGTTCTTTCCCCATGCTTCTATAGTCTTTCCAGATTCTTTGAATACTACATTCGCGGCGTTTAATGATTCACCGGTATCTGAAGCGAGCTTTATCATTGCGCCACCGGCTGCAACGATAGGAACGGTTAAGCCAAGACTTAGCTTCTTACCGGTTTCTGTAAACTTCTTAGCCATTTCGGTCGAAGCTTTTTCGGCTGCTTTTAATCCCTTTACTAAAGCTGTTTCATCGGCAATCAGTTTATATATAAGCTCGCTTACAATTCGCGCCATTATTTGCCCCTTATCGTGTTAGTTATCTTTTTAAGGGATTCGCTTAACGTGTCGCGCCCTTTGTATAGCCAATCGTTTAGCTTAATAGAGCCTGCTACATGGTTATTCGTTATTTCATACCTGTAAACATAATCCATAGCAGCTCCAATTTCATTCCAAGTCATTTCTGTAAAAATATATTCAGGCGTCATGTAAGGCCAGAAACGGCCTAGCATTAACGCCATTTTATGCACGTCTAGCTCGCCGTTGCTTTTTTTTTACTCTTTACTTCAGGCTCATCTTTTTTCAAGGCTTGCACAATGAATTGCTCCATATGCGAATAGTCTGAGTTAGCTTCCCACCACGCAAAATCAAACTCATAGCCGTTATGCTTGAGTATAAGCGTCATCATCTTATTGATGAATTCAGCTTTGCCAATCGCAAACCCTTCAACGGTCTTTTGTGTATGCTCTGCAAGCTTTTCGTATTCGCTTGCATCGAGAGTATCAGGCGCTTCCTGTATCTTAGCAATCTTTACTAGGTACTCACCGTAAAACTGTAAATACTTGCCATAAATGGTTCGTATCTCCATCGTGATCCGGCTTATCTTAAATGGCTTATCTGCCATGATAATTTCAACTGTATTTGCAAGGTCGTCTAGGTTTATAATTCGTGATTCGTTCATTCGTGTTTACTCCTTTAAGTAAGTGATACTGTACTACACAATTGTATAGTACAGTATGGATTAACTAAGCAATATCAGTAATACCGTACTCGTCGGTAATCTTGAATAACTGATCAAGGTCAGCTCTTGCAGTGTCTAGCTGTCCGGTCATTACGACCTCAAGAACGCTTGGCTCGTCTGCATCGTATCTTGGTAATAAGAAGCTTAAACCGCCGGAATTAACAGCAGCGTAAATAATCATCGTCCAATACTTGCCGGTTTCAAGAAGCTTACGGATTCTAAGGCTTCTAGGCACTACGTCAACACTTGAAGAACCAGCAGAAAGCGTTCTACTTGCCGATGGTGTATAAGTGTAGGTTGCTACAAGGTTATAAGCGGTGTCAGTGCTTGCGGTGTCTATCACCATGAAGCCCCACTTACCTGAAGCGTCTTGCATAACGTAGTAATCGGTTTGTTCAACGATTGCGCCATTATTTACAAGACTTATTGCAGTTGGTACAACGCCTGTACCTTGCTGATTCTCAAAAGCGTAGAACTTGTCAAAGCTCCATGCGTTCGCAACGAGTGTTTGTGTAGCGCCTACAACAGGTGTACCTGCTACGGCCGCATAGCTAGTTGTACCGGTCATGATTTTATTGATATTGTTAAGGTCTTGCTGTAACAAAGTGAATGTGGCTTCAAGTGCCATATTCTTGTTATAGTTCAAAACGCCTTCTGCCTTTGATCCTGTGATCTTAATAGAGTCATAGGTAAAAGCAAGAGTCCCTTCATTCATTGTAACGCCTAAGTCTGTATAGACGTCGGGAGTTGCTGGGTCTGTCTGTATTGCTACCTCGTATCCTACGGGCAGGTGAACAGACTTATAAGATGTAGCCAATTAAAAGCCTCCTAAGTTTGTACCGCGGTACATAAACTTGAACCGCAGGAATGAGCCATACAACTGTGGATCACCTTCAGGCAACGCCCCCGAATCGACCAAAGTTGTCCAATTTATATCTACCGTGCCACCTGTAAGAACTATCTTACCGTGAAATCGGTTGAATAATGTGTAAAGTATTTCTTTAAGCTGTAAAGCATCATAGGAATTGTCAGCCCATGCACTAAACTGAACTGTTATTGAATTATAGTCAGCTTTATAACCTACCGAGCTTGCTACCTCAAAGAAGTGCACTAAAGGGTAGGTATCAGATATAGCACCACGCGCGTAAGCTATATTACTTCCTACAATCGCGGCAAGTTCTGTTGAATCGGTTAATGTCTTTAGAATCGCGTCTAGCGCGTTGGTTGCTATCATGCTCTTAATACCTTTGTAGCAAGATCGTCAATGCTAGGCTTTGCGGCTTGGAATCCAGGCTCCGCAAATGGTCTAGCTTCAGCGCCATGCGTCCATATTGTTTCACCTGATATAGGATCTTCATAAGCCCACGGTGTTTTTCTACCTTGCCCATTTTTTGCGTGAATACCTGTTCCATACTCTACGTAAGGTGCATATTTAGCTGTTGCGCCAGTCTCGCTTACTACTTTACCATCTTCAACAAACGACTCAACCCTAATACTATTTTTAAGATTGCCTAGAACATCTGGAGCGCGTGCTACTTGTTCAGCTTGTATTCTAGCTCCACCTTGTATAACAAAAGACATTTGTTTTTTTTGCATCTCTTTTAGTAGGTCAGGAGTTGAATCTTTGTAAGTGACCTTAGCTTCTATCATTGCACAGCCTTTGTATCTACGTAGCTTATTACAAGTTTTCCGCTCATATCGGGTATGTATACTATATCATACACTAGGCCATTGTGTCTAATCCTATCGCCTAAATTAAAGCTCACAAGGCGCGTAAAATAGTAAAACCGTTTACCGGTATTTCCAGCGTCACGTCCTGCGCGTACGTTCTCAGAAGCGCTTATTGAACGGTATGCACACTTAAACGCGCGCTCGTCGGTATAGGTAGGCTTAGAGCTTAAAACTTTAGGGTCTTTTGCGGTGTATTTCAGCTTTGTAGCCGATTCTTTTAGGTCTGTCATTGCGCGCTCATGTATCGGTCAATCGTGCCAACAATAGATACAGGATATCCGCGCAGTTTATCGTCATGCGTTTCCGATCTATCGCCAATTGATTCTGATTTATTACCACGCCCTTGATACTGTGCATAGTTGCATAGGTAACATACCATTTCTGCTGCGGTATAATCTGCTTGGTCGGGATAAACCGTAGTAACTCCTTCATCGTCTACGGTGTCAAAAGGTATACCGCGAATTGCAAGGTAATCTTTTTCAGCTCTACCTAGCGCTATATTGATTTTAGCATCGTCACGAGTCTGTAAAGTCCATGTGTAACTAAGTGAAGGAGCTGTGCCGGTTATAGCTGTAAGCTCGTAAGTCTTGCCATAATTGGCATCTGTAGGCTTGTTGTTTAGCCATATATCACCTAAAACGCCTACGCTTGCGCTAGTAGGATCGCCTGAAGTTTCGGCTCTTGTGTATAAATCGGCTAATATTTTTACATAGGCTAGTGTTGTAATTGCCATTGTTTACCCCTATTTTACTAAAGTAAGTAAGTAGAAAATAGCTCCGGTTAATCCTGAAATAACGGCTCCAATAAGCGCAGCCATTATTTTATCGGTCATGCCTTCCCATTTTTTACCAGGTCTAGCGATTACTTGGTCTAGCTTGTTAGATATTTCAATTAGCGTTTTTTCAAACTTATCTAGTATGTTGAATATATTCTGAATACGCTCATCATACTTTATGGAATCCTTTTCTACAATGTTTACTTTTTCGGTTAATGTTTTCACTTGGCACTCCACTTGGTCTAAGCGTCTTAACACTTCGGTGTGGTTTGTGCAATCTAATCTGTTTGTTTCCATAAAGTGTTAAGCCCCTAATTACTTAGATTTTTTCGAGGTAGATTTCTTTACCTCAGGTTTGACTTTTGGCTGCTCTGCAACCGTAGATTCTTTTACTTCTTTTGGCTCTTCTTTTGGCTCTTCTTTAACTGCCTTTACTTCCTCAAAAAGCGTGTGCTTTCTAGGGTCGTAATCGCTTTTATTGATTGTAGCGTAGCCACAAGGCCTTGTGTGCTTTACAATCTTTACGGTTTCAATAGATTCTAAGTTTTCCATTTTTAATCCTCGTCTTCTTCATACGCTTCAATCGTGTATGAATACTGGCTGTTATCCGTGTTAGTGGTAAAGATACCAAGGTAATCAGTATTAGCTAAAAGAACCCGTTCAGCCCCGCTTGAAAGGCTTGAGCCTACTTTTGCAGAACCTTGAGCAAATCCTAAAGCCGTTCTTTTTGGTGCATCTACTGTGCCGTTTGCGGTAGTAGTCGGTGTGTGAAATAAAGTAGTTAAAAGCGTATTGCTTGAATCACTATTATTATTATAGAAAGGTATCGCAGTACCTGCGGCTGTTACGGTTGGTGCTTTGTACACGTCAAAAGTGATAACGCCACCCAGTGCGTTTATATCGGCTGTATAGTGTAAATCTTTTGAACCTACACGGATAAGCAGTTTTTGCGGTGTAGCAATGTCTAAATCAAGGTTGGCATAAGTAGCCGTAAAAAGCCTACCTTCGTGTACCAGGTAATGCTTATCACCCATGCTTACAGGCATCTTTGTAATTCGGTCTTGCTGTAATCCCATTTAATCCCCCTAATATTGGCGCAATTAAGCGCCAATATAGCTAGAGTCTCTTACCAATAAAGGTAACGAGTCCGCGATCGCCTGCGTTTGCAGCGTCTACTTTTACAACGTCACCGGCTGCAAGCACGAGTCTTGCTGGTGTGGTAGTGCCTGCGCTCATGTGAGTTACGGCTCCATCGGTTGCACAAGCGATTGCGGTACACATTGCATCACTTGCTTTTTGAGGAGTGATTGTACCACCGCCTACGGTTGCTTTACATTGCACGATTATGTCTAAAATCTGCATTGCAAAAGGTGCGGTGAATGCGGTAGGTGCGCCTGTTGCATCGGCTGCTACTTCATAAGTGATTACTACTGGTGCATAGTCTTGAGTCTCTTTTATAGAAGCAAAGGCTTGCGATCTGTTAAACTCAGGATTGCTTTTATCTAGTCTAGTCGCTTGCGCGCTTGTTAAAATTGCCATGTTGTTTTTCCTTTAGGTATGAATAAAGCGCTAAGCCGTAAAGCTTAGCGCTTATTACTATTAGCCTAGTAAAATGGCTACGTGTTCAGACTGAACTACTTTGAATCCCCAAGCAAGGTGCATTTCAAAGGTTCGCTGTCCGTATTGCATAATATCTAACATTAAGTAAGTCATGCCAAACTCATCGGATATAAGCATCTGGTCAATTACGGCTGATGCAGGAATGAGCGGAGGTCTTACGATACCAACAACAGCATTGCGTTCGAACGCAAGTGAAGGGGTGTAGTTAGCGCCTAAAGTTCCTTCTACAGTGTCCGCAAGGGTAGCACGTAGACCAGGTCTATTAAGCACGATATTCCCAGAAGCAGCGCCTGAAGCACTTGCTGAACCGATAATGTACTTATTAGCATCTCCTGCCCATGTAACAACGTCACCTGCAAGGATTGTACCTGAATCAGAACCGTCAACTGTGATAGAAGTTGAACCGATTGCGTATGGTCCTGGGTTATTGTTTACGTCAAAACCGGTTGCGGTGCCTTTAGTGTGTAACGCAATACCCGCGGAGTCGCGGAGGTTAAAACCGAACTGGCGGCCAAGTGAACCTGTGCGTCTTTCAGTATCTGAACCGGCTGCATAAGCTAACTGGTAAGTACCGAGCTTCTGAAGGTTAGCAAGTGCGGAGCTGTTTAATACGAGCTGTGCATCTGAGAAAGGTGTACCGTTTGAGCGGAGTAAAGCGCGGAGGTCAACCATTTCGTCCATTGAGGTAGCGAAAGGGGTAACACCGGCTGTACCGTATGCACGGGAAGCGCCTTGCTTAACAGCGATTGCAGCGTCTGCTTCTGCTTCATTGCGTAAAGCACGCATTGCCTGAGCTGCCCACTGGCGAACCCATTCCTGATAGTTTCCACCGTTTTCAAGTGAACGGATTTGTTCACCGGTTAAAACCATTGAGTTTTTCTGGCTCTTTGTGATTGTAACGCCTACAGAAGAAGCGGTTACGCTTGTTCCTTCTGGGAGTACATTTGACGCTGTGAAAGCGCTGTTTGACTGTACCGGTGCAACTGGTACTGTTACGGTGTCG